TTGACTTAATTCACCTAAGCCACGACGCAAGAACGAATTAAATGCTTGTGAACGTTTAACTTCTACATCAATAACTGGTTTTGATTCAGTTTCAATTTGACGTTGTTCTTCAACAAATAAAGCATCGGTTGATCGTAATGATTCTTCGCGCTCAATTTGTGATTCAACACCGCCTAACTCGGATTTCATCGAATCCCACTTAGTTCGTTGTTCTTCAGTCCATGTTTTTTCGCCAATTTCATCATTCAATTGACGCATTTGAGCCGCGATATTACGACGTTTTTCTTGAAGTTCATGTAATTTAGCCATGATTTTTCCTCTTTCTTTAAATGAAAAAAGCCGCATTATTGCGGCTCGTATTGATAAAAATTACTTTTATTTAGCGCTAATTAAGCTTAAGAATCGCTCACGTGCGGCTTTTTGTGATACCGCTTTAGCAATTGTTCCTGAGTCTCGAGCTTCTTTCCATGCTTCAAGTGAGCGAGCTGTACTGCTTGCTTCTTGGTAAGCGGGATAAGTCACAGGACTGACATCATAAAGGCGTGAAATTTTATGAATTTCACGGATGATTACACCATCATCATTTTCATACCATTCATCTCCATTACGTGCGATCTTAAACGCAAAAGATGATTGAGTAATATCACCACGTTTTAGCGGTGCAATAACTAAATCACGAATAGTTGGATTATCTGGTGCGATAATGTCGTATTTAAGGCCAGTTTCATCAACTGATAGACTCAACGTACCAGCTTTACTGCGTCCTAGAATGAAATTCGGGTCGTGATTAAACAACCCGCGCACATCATCTTCAAGCACATCATCAAATGCACCTGGCATAATGATTTCGCGAAAACCCCACATTACTTCAGACATAGTATTGAACACGGAACCATAACCGATAATGTGCGTAGGCTCATCATCTCGGCTTTCCGCTCGCACTTCGCCTGCGTAGGAGCGTTTTTCTACATCACTCATTTGTGTTCTCCGTTTGTTTATTATTTGCTTGTTTTGCCGCATTCACGCTAACCAACATTTCATCCAGTCCTTCAACCGGATTCATATCTTCAAGCTGGCGAGCTTCATTTCGCGACATCCAACCATCAGTGATAGCCGCATGGTAGAACGTTGCTCGCTCACCTGCAGTACCGCGCATAATCCCAGCAAGATTAAACTTCACGAAGTAACCCGCTTTACGCTCTGCTTCAGTAAAGATTTTTCGGTTTAATTCTTGCTCCCAATTCACCACCCATGGCATCACGCTGAATCGAATAAACTGGATTGTCTGTTCGGAGATGTTGGAAAATGTCGCTTTCTCCAAATCATTGATCATGTGTGCTGGAACATTAAAAATACCGGCAATCTCTGAACGATTAAGTTTCATCATCGAAAGAAGCTCGGTATCGACTGGTGACACGGTCAAAGCCTTATAATCAAGCTCAGCAGGAAGTAATATTGTTTTATTTTCTTCGCTTCTCAGCTTTTCTTGTGCGGTTTGCCACATCTTTTTAAAATTTTCCCACGCGTTGCTATTCAGTGGCGTCTTAACCGAAAGAATACCTGCAGGACGAGCATTTCCACCGAAGAACCCGCTCGCAAATTTTCGAGCGTCCAACCCTAAGCCAATCGTCTCAGCATGAGTTTGGATGACTGATTTACCTGTTTTTATTGATGGCCCGAGTGACTTGATGTGTAAAACATCATCTGGAGATAGGCTCATTGTCTTATCGTCACCGTAGTAAGCGTAAACATAGCGACTTCCGTTTTTAAGCAACTGCACTTTCCACGGCTCTAATGATTCAAGCGAGACAACTCCACCGTTTTTATCACGAACAATATGGATATAAGCATTTCCGTACAACAAAACAGAACTTTGTGCATATTCGCGCAATTTATAAGACGTCTGCCAAGCGTTAGGGCTATCATGTAGAAGGTAATATACTGGATGATCTTTTACTGTTTCTACTTTATCACCGCTCTTACACTTCACGTGCAGTGGTAATTGTGCGACCGAACTCGACAACACGTAAACACAAGCATAAACAGCAGATAACTTCATCGCCAAATCAGGACTAACCGATTTAGTCGGCTGCATTCCGAATATTTCTTCGTAAGCTGATTCAGCACTTAATGGCACCGCTGGATTCTCAAGTGAACGAGTGCTAAATAATTTATCAAAAATCATTGTTTACCTCTCGATGCCAAAATAGTTAAAAGCAGTAATAATGCCCCACTGCCAATTAATGCAATATCTGCCCCATATTTGAGATACACTCCATAAGACATCAAGCCAAAGCCTGTTAGACCTAAAAGATCTAAAATGACAGTTCTCATAGTTCTAATACCTCATTTGGGAAAAAGCTTTCATCATCAGTGCTCAACATAATGCGACCTATTGCCATCATTAACGCCACCGCTCCGTCTATTTTGTTTTCAGGAATTTCTTTAATTGGGCGCACAACATCATCATTCCCTGGAACCGTCTTGCCAACCACGTTACCAATACACCACGTCATAATTGGATTCCCGTCATGATGGAAACGACCTGATTCAATTGCCGCTTCCAATTCTTTCATTGGGTCGGATAAATTAGTGTAATTTTGTGTAATGGTTATAGGATTAAGCCCTTCATCGGCTAAGTTATGGCTGATTGCTATCGCTCCATGCGGGTCAATTGCAACACAGGAAACTCTATGCTCTTGATTGGTATCTTTGATGACTTCTTCGATTTCTCGATAATCAACTTCCGCACCATCTGTTGCAGTTAAATGCCCACTGTTTACCCATTTTTGATATTTGTCCACCACTCGTTTTAAAGCGGTATCAGTGTTATAGATAGTATCTTCCGGAACGAAGAATTCTGGAGCAATACAATAATAATGCCGCTTACCATCAATAACCCGCGCAAAAACTTTAACAAGCGAGTTCATATCAAGCTTACGCGCCATATCAAGGCCAAGCACAACATCATCACCTTGGAAATCTTCAAGTGATAATGTTTCATCCTTGCAGTTTTCCCAGCTCACCATGTTGAAATAGCTTTCTTTCGCAGACACCCATACATTCAAGTGTTTAGTCTTGAAAGTATTGGTTAGACGTGCATTATTAATTGCTTTGTTTTGCTGACTAATTAGGTAGTCACCATACACTGACACATCAAAGTTTGGATTTGCTTTACGTAATACGCTTTCATCTGTCCAATCATCATCTTCATCAATTGTATAGATGATCCCAAATAGCTCGTCATTAGGAATTGCACCGGATAATTTTTCAATTACTTCTCTGCGTTTGTCGTAACAAGGACCTTCGATGTTATAACCTGCAGTCGTAATGATAAACATAAGCGGTTGTTTACGCGCCCCCATACCAGTCAACATTGTGGTATATAGCTCATCATTCTTATGCTCATGGTATTCGTCCACTATCGCACAACTAGGTGATGCACCATCACCAGGTGAACCAATAAGCGGTTCAAAACGAGAACCATCAGCAGGACGGTTTAAGTTAGAGGCATTAACTTCAATACCAAAAGTCGAGCAAAGAAGATCGGTTTTCTTACACATCAATCGAGCAGGACGGAAAACTTCCCATGCTTGTTTTTCTGTGGTCGCGCCTGAATAAACTTCAGCGCCAAACTCATTATCCATGCAGAACATATACAAGCCGACACCGGCAGAAATAGCTGATTTACCGTTTTTGCGGGGTACTTCAACATAAACTTCACGGTAACGACGCAGATTGTCGCTTTTACGCAACCACCCGAAAGTATTTGCCATAATGAAGAGTTGCCACGGTTCAAGCGTGATATTTTGTCGTTTTGATGCCCACTCGCCTTTTGTGTGTGGCAGATATTGAATGAATTTGCACGCTTTTTCGGCCTTAACTTCATCAAAATAATAAGGAAATTTAACCGCACTTTGATTTTCTAAATCATCAATGAACTGCTGACAGGTTTTTACAATAAATCGGCATGCGGGAATTTTGCCAGCAATAACATCTTTGGCATACTTAATTGCCTTTTTTACATTATCTGTCATTGCATTAACTCCGCGAATGGATTGTGATTTTGCTCATCTACCTTACCTATCAATCGTTGTCGACTGCTTGGGTCAAGTCCGAGCAACGCTCCGAATGTAGTCATCTGTTTCAACGCTTCATTCAAAACAGTAAAAGCAGGATTTTTCGATAATCCACCATTCCCGTTCTCAACAAACGTGCCGTATTTTTCAACATCTTTACAAGCACGATTACGATTCTGATATGCAATGCAATAGTTTGTCACTACTTCAAGATCGGTTTGGAGTAGAACTCCTTGGGATAGTAATTCTTTTAGAATAAAGGCCCACATTTTTTTACCATCAGTATTAAGCTGAGATGGCGGTGGGGTGTTTTCGTTAAACGGACTGAACTCAGGCTCGTCTTTATTTAATTTTCTTTTACCGGGGTTGCCGCGACGCTCTTTCACTTTCGTCGGAGTGGGCTTTCTTCCTCGCCCCGGCGTTGTTGCTATTCCTGTCATTTGGCGTTTACCCTAAATTTTTAATTTCGCGGTTGTAAAAATAGAGTTAGGTGTGCGGTTTCGATAGGCAAAACCTATAGAGATTTTACTACCCCCTCCCCTTACAAAAACAACCGCACTTTAAACACTATTTCAAGCGTTCTCGCGCTGTTTTGAATTTATGGCATGAATTACATAAACTTTGTAGATTAGTTAAGTCATCACTACCACCGTGAGCCTTAGGAGTTATATGGTCAACAGTTGTAGCTGTTACAAACCGACCTTGCTTTAAACATTCTTGGCACAAATAGTTATCGCGAACTAACACGATAGATCTTATTTTTCGCCATTGAGCTCCATAACCACGCTGAGACGATGTCTTTCCTTTCTGATGTCTTTGCCAACCACAACCTTGATGTTCATCACAATAACCATTGCTGTTGATTGTTGTATTCTTACAGCCTTGCTTTCTGCATGCTTTAGGTATTCTTGCTGGCATAGTTCCCACCAAAAGAAAAAAGGCGAGTATTGTCACTCACCTTTATTTACTTAACTTCTCTATTTGCCACTCCCGAATTTTATCAATACGGTTTAAGCACATATCACGTTCGCGTTTTAAGATTACCGCGTACTTTGTTACATCACCATAAGTATCACCAGCAAATACCGTCTTATCTAAATGAGCGGTCAACGCTGCAGGTAATTGGGAACAACTAACTACAACAGGTTTACTGGCGCAAGAACTCAATAACATTGCTAGGAGCACTAGTATTAAAAGCACTGCTAGTTTTAACTTGTTTCGGTATAGATTTGATAACTGCATCTGATTTACTCCTTGCATCTGACTCCACCTGACTTAGCTCAAATGTGAGCTGTCTATTTCGCTCAGCATCTTCTTCTAATCGAGTGATCGTTTGACTTTGTGCAGCAATTGTTTCTTGGTGTGTTTTTATCTTTCCATTCAACCCATCAATAGTTGCTGACTGATGATTAATCCATCCACACAATGCAATAATTACAAACGCAGAAACAACGGAGCACACCAATAAAACCTTTGTGAATCCGTTACTGATATATTGCCCGATACCAATCATGTTAAACCCCATAATAAATAGCGGTGCGGTTTAGGCTCTTTTGTTTACGCTTTCGCCATCTGATTTAATAGCTCCCATAACCGCACCGGCTAACCATGCACATAACAACTATACTTTATTGACTGGAGATAAACATAAATCACGTTCCCTTAATCTTCGCTTTAATATAGATTTATGCACTTTACCATTCACCCTGGAATAATTAGGGAAAGCATTACACATGCGAATAAAATCTTTATCAATTGCAGCTTTATAAAGCTGAGTCTTTTTAAAACGACCACTCTCTCTATCTAGGTAGAACCGAGAACCTTGACACCCAATGTTAAAAATTAATGAACCCAAAGCATCTATTTGATTTTGATTCATTTCATTGTATGGATAGTAATCAATAATGCACTTACTAACCTTGCGCAAATCTTTTGCATACTGATCTGCTATTTCTTCATTGGTATACGTTTTACCAATAATTACATTAGCTCCACCAGTAGTAGCCGCTCCGATACCAAATGTCCACTCTTTTGCTGCACATTGATACGGATTAGTTCTACAACCTTCTTCATCACCAGTTTCACGTGCGCCATTCTTAGAAATTATAATTCCCGATGAACGATTTTCAGAGTCATATACCAATCCAACAATTACACTAACTAAACAAACACCAAAAGCACTAGCTTTTTTGAGTTTTGACATTTTTATCACCCTGTATCATTTCACCGTTTTTATCACGAACACCTGCTCGAATTTCTTCGAGTTCTAACATTCGTTTTTTATAACGAGATTCACGTATATAACCGCATATAGTGACAAGAACACCAATTAAAATAGACCATTCAGACAGAGTCAAAGCTCCGAATAAAGCAGTTAGCCAACCATAAGCCTGAGACTCTACAGGCATGTCTTTAAGAACTTGCATTTATACCACCGTTTTTTTGGCAATAAAAAACCCCGACCGTTTCCGATCAGGGCTATAAAATTTACTTATTGCGTTCGCTACGCGCTAAAACCGCAACTTATACTTTATACTACAATTTTACTTGCAAGCTGTCAACAAAATAATTCAAAAAATAAATTAAAAATTTTTAATTTTTTAAAAAAAGATGTTGACATAATTATTTCTGAGCCTCATAATAGGCTCATCTAAACAAGAGATGGCTATGGAGCCGCTAACTAATAAGCCTAAAGGAGGCGATTATGACAACTCAAACTATCCAAATCACAAAACCACAATTAATTGGTTCAGAAAAACAAATTAACTGGGCTAATGACATTATCAACAACATCATTTCAATCTTGGGTGAAATTGAAATCCCAACTGGCGCAACTGAAGAGCAAATCGCACAAGTGCAAAAAATTGTAGACACTTTCTTCGGCGAAACAAAATCAAGCGCTTGGATCGAGCACTATAAACAATTTACATCTCAAACGCCAAAGAAAACAGTATACACAGCAGTTATGGTTGGCTGGTACGATTTTGTAGATGGGAAAATGGTTTACCGTAATAAAAAATAAAAGGGGGGGAAAAATGAACTACAAAGAAATTATGTACACAGTCGGCGAATTAGTGAGATGTATCTACGGCTCTGATGTACCAGCTAATGTACAAAACACCATTATTAGATTCCCAGCTAAAGGCGTTGGCTTGATGAGCCAGCGCGGGGATATTATCAACGCGCCAGACCAAGATGAGGTTATGCGCTTAATGGATAAAATCCCTAGTGATTTAGTTGACCCTAAAGAAAAAATGGAATTTGAAGCTCAAGGTGCGTTTTGGTTAGGTTACTATCATTACGCAAAGATAACAGACGATGTCGCAAACTATGGCGCTAACGAGTTATCTGTAGTAGGTAATGCCTTATACGGCGACCAATGGCAAACTGCTCTATCTAGAGATCTTAATTTATCTAGCCCTAGACGTATGCGCGCTTGGATTTCTGGTGAGCGTAAAATTCCGACAGGAGTTTGGTTTGATATTATCTCGCTATTAAAGGCAAGACAGTTAAAAATCGAAGAGATTATTAAAAAACTAGCATAATAAAAATGGCGCTTTGATAGCGCCTTTTTGTTATCCTAAAAACATAAACTTAATTTTAGCAGCCACAAACGCACCTTTTAAAAATCTAACACCTTGCGCGCGCTCACGATACATCTTAGCTGGTGAGATATTAAGGGCGTTACAAATCTCTCTCTCGCTCGCCTGTTGAATATATAAAGCCATTAAAATTTGATACTGCAATAAATCGTCATCATGTAGGTTCATTATTTGCTTTTCGATTTTTAAGCACTCATCATCTGTCAAAAACTTAATGTAGGCCTTTCTTGCTGTCGGTAGCACTGGGATTGAGATTGTTGTGCTTGGATATTCTGTGCCAATTCTGTCACGCCCCCAACAACTACCCCATTTTTCTAAAATTCGCTCAACGCTATAAGTCATTTACCACCTCACTAATCGACACTAAAACCTTTCCACCCTTGACTACACATTTGCGTACAATTCGCAAATCATCAATAACACTATCGTCCACCAACACGCCAGCTTTCACTAACGCATCTAATAATGATTTAAAAAGATTATCCAAATCACGCATTCTTCTATCCGGCATAAATGCTTCCACCACCACTGCAGCACGAATACCCGCTGGAAATCTTGCTGAGCGTCTAGTCATCCACGCTACCTGTGCAGCATAAGCACGTCCTTTCGCGCTAATTAATGTTTTCCCATTTACTCTGCGCCAATAGGTATTAACAGAAGGTGGGAATGGTAGTTCAAGCGTTATCGTTGTCATAGAAATCTCACTTTAAAAAAGACCGCACTTTTGATTGTTAAACTATTAATCAATCACTAATGCACCAATCTTGATGGAGTATAAAAAGAACTTATGCCAAAGCTCTATTTGTGAACCATACTTTTCTTCAAATGCTTTTACGTTTTGATGTAATTCATTGTGATGAATTCGGCAAAGCGGAACACAATCCAAATCATCTGCTTTACTTCCCATCACACCATTACCATGACCAATTAAATGATGTGGATCATCTGCTTGTTTACCACAACACACACAAGGCTGAGTTTTTACCCAACGTAACCATTTTTCAGAACGGATATATTGTGGCTTTGGTCTTGCCATATATTGAAGTGGCGGGTCATCATCAGCTTTTAAATTTAAAATGGCTTTATCTAAACGGTCCATGTGATAAATAAGAGGATCTTCGAAACGCGTAGAACTTTCTTTATTGTCTCGTTCGTAATTTTTAACACTAAAAACCTTTCTTAATAACGCATCACTCAATAAACGTTGAAGTCCATTCTTAAAACAATACAGCACTAAATCTGATTCTGTTAAAGGGCGAGCATGTTTTAAATCCACTTGGATTTTTGCAATGATTGCTTGCTCTATATTTTGCTCCACCACCAACGTTGCTTTTTCCGCATCATAGTTTCCCTTACGCATTTCCGTATCATGGTGCCAACAAGTTCTAATAAAACCGTCTAAGTGCGGAGTAATTGTTAATTCTTTATGGCAGTATTCACCATCACTCAACTGACAATGCTTAATACTGGCCACAAAATTCATCAACGCTTTTTTTGTAAGTAATTTTGACCGCACTTCCTTATTTTTTAAGAAATCCACCACCAACGGTGGAAATTCTTCACTAATAGCCCCTTGCCAATTAACTACACCCGATTCCCTATGTTGTAATTCAGTAGGCTCTGGCATTAACACCATTCTCTTCGTCATTACCTGTGCAGCATTGCGCGGAATTCTAAACATCATTAAACCAAGGTCTGATTGTTTATATGGTGTCAACAACAATACTTGCATTAATGCCCCCGCAACGATCCTTTAATGCTTGCAATAATCTCTGCTTGACGTGTTTTTGAGACTGGCATAGATGTTGCTTGTGCTGGTAATTGTTTTGTTGGCTCCGGTAACACTTCACCATTTTTTAAACGATCAGCCATATTGCGTAAGGCCTGTTTAATTTCTTTGCGTAACTGCTCTACCGACCAAGTGTATCTGCGACAACGACAATACAAATCAGTGATCAACCAATATTCCACGGTAGAATTGAATTTAAATTTATCTACATCAGCCATGCCATAACGTTGAAAACTGGCTAAACGCTGTGCTAATTCTTCTTCTGACGGTAAATCCATCGGAATTTTGCACCACTCGATGAAATCAAACAGGTTTGGAAAATAATCATTTCTTGCTGCACGAACTCTTGCTAATCCACGCTCTAACATATCCACAGATAAAACATCATGATTCACTAGCTCTTCAATCCAAATAAATTTTGCTTCTTCCAATGCTTCGTCTGTTGGGTAGTTATAGCGCCAACGGTTGCAGTAAGCACACAAGCGATTAAATAACTGATTCACTAATTCTGAAACATGAGTATTTAAATCAACCCCTGAAACGCAATTTTCTTGTCTGATTGCCACGTTCATTTCAACATCCCCATTTTGCGTAGTTTTTCCGCTACTTGCGGATTACGAATTTGAATTTGTCTGCCCTTTGCCCAATCGGTGCTTTTGCTTGCTGGGTTTGGTGCACTGCCTTTCGGTTTTAACATCGTGCCATCAGCCATTACCCAAGCACCGTCTCGCATTTCTGGTCTGCCCTTGTTATCCCAACGTTCTGAGCCAACAACATACTCACCGAAGTTTGTTGGACGGAAAATCGTACTTGGTCGGAGATACTCAACCATTTTCGGATCACGGCCCCATTTCGACACGAGATAATCCACCACACGTTTACACACACCCAAATCAAATTCAGCTAATCGAGCGCCAATCGCTTGTTTTGTTTTGTCAGTGAGCTTGTAGCCTGTTGGTTTACGTTCGCCTTGTTCTTCAGCGAGATTTGCCAATGCCATGTTCAAATAATCCAACACAACTTGCTCAGCTGGGGGGACTATAGGGGGGTTATTTATATTTGTTTTATTATTTGTTTTTGTAGGGTGGCGTTTTTCGCCACTGGTAGC